GTTGCTGCATTTGCTGTTGCCATCTTTTACTCCTATGTTCTCGGTCTTGATGGTAGACCAACTCTATAACCATCTGTGTTTTCTCTTGCTTCACCTAAGTCTTTTAGTCTATCTAAATACTGTGTAAATAAACCGTTATAATTAGATAAAACATCTGTTTCACCTTTCATAAAACTATAAGCTTCTATAAGTGATCCGTAAAGCAAAGCAAAAGGTGCATTCGTTCCTAACCAAGAAGTTCCATCTCCAGAAGCTGTTATTGACGTAGGTCTATAAAAATAATGTAATTCAACTGTATATGCACTATTTGGTGTAGGGGCTAAAATAAAATTATCTATGTCAAAAATTGCATAGTATTTTGGTACACCAGTCGATGCAGAAGGAGGATATGCTTCTTGTATAAAATTAACATCTTTTTGTAATAAGAATGTTTCAGAACTAGCTGTAGTAATTTGTAAAGAAAATGAAGCTAAATAATCGTCTGGTACACTTAAAAATTTATCACTACTTGTTAGTGTCGAAGTTACATTTTTTCTAAAAAATTCTAAATCTACAGACTTTAATATTTTTTCTTCACACGCTTTGATAAAATTATCGAGGTTATTTACAAAAGTTGTTTCAGTATTATCTGTGTAATCTTGTATCGCTGTTTTTAGTTGTGTATATGTAAAACTCATCTATGCCCCTAGCGTTACAGGTCCAGCAGTAGAATCACTACCACCCCCTCTTACATTTCCTATCGTAGCAGTTCCACTACTCGCAGTAAATGTATAAGAATTATCATCAACTTTGGTTATAGTATATCCTGATGCTTGTGTCAAGATATTAGTAGAAAAACCATCAAACCCTAATACTTTTCTAAATCGAACAGTATCACTTGTAGACCTTCCGTGATTAGGTTCAATAACCGTTAGCACTGCAGAACCACTTGAAGATGTAATAAAAGAATTTAAACCTAATAAATTTTCTACTGGATTAATAACTTTAGTATCAGGTCGTGCATCTCGTAAAGCTTCAGCATCGACTACTGAACGATGAGGATCAAGTTGTGGGTGCTTTTCTTCATATTCTGATTTATGTACAATAGAGCCATTCCATTCCTTTATTCTTTCTCTATAAGGAAACTTCATACCACTTCGATCTGATATAAAAAATGCAAATTTTCCTCTTGCAAAACTCATTAGAGATATCTTTCATAAGGTAAAATTTTTAAACTTGTTCTATCTCTATCTTCTGATGCAGCTCTATCAAACTCTTCTTCATAAATACTTTTTAATATTTGTATTCTATCTGGTGCTTTTTTTATAGAAATATAATAAGCTAATCCTGCAGCAAGACATGGGTAAAAACGAAAAGGAACGTCTACAGTATTAGAAGCACTATCTGCATCTTCTATACGAGTAAGCCTATCAATTACAAGTGTATAAGTAGTATTAGGAGAAGGAAATACTCTTATTTTAGGTGTAATCTGTCTATCAATATAATATTGTGTGGGTTTAGATTGCGATAATTTACTAGATAGATTTAAATATGTATCACGTCCTATACGATTTACAGTAGTGTCTTGTTGATTAGTAGCCCCAGCATTTTCTCTTATAACTGCAGAAAGAATATCTATTGTATCTGCTGCTAGGGTATACTCAACAGTTCCTTGTGAAAGTGTAACTGTAGATTGTACTATTGTCCATCGATTTAAACCACGATTCGCCCAATCTGCAAATAAAAGATTTAACGATCTTTTAGCAGTTCTAAGATCATACCCTGTTCTAACTTCTAAACCACAGCGTTCAAAAGCTTCCTCGATATAATCATCAACAGCAAGTTCGAAATCTGTAGAACCAGAAGTAGCCATTACTTATCATCCTTATACGCCATGTAGCCACCCATCATCATCTTTTCGACTTCTTCATCCATATAACCACCTTTTGCCATAAGTGTTACATCAACATTTTTTCCTGGATTTACTACACTTATTGCTGGGTCTGGAACCATTCTTTTAGGGGCTCCACTTGGATTACCTCCTGATAAGCCACCTCTACTCATGCCCTGTACACCTTGCTGTCTTTTTACTCTGTTTATTGCACTTGCAAGACCACCACCTTTTTTAGCATTGACTTGCATGTCTTTGTTTGATTTTCGTTTTGAAGGGTCTCTTAGATCAGCTAATTTAGATCGCTTTGACAGATCTCTTAATGTAGGGTTATCTTCAGATTTCTTTTCTTTACTCATGCTTTTCTCCTTTTTCTTCTTAGTGCTTTTACGTTTCTTGGTTTACCCTTACTTGGTTGTCCTAATTTTACCTTTTGTCTTATTCTACTTCTTTTTTCTGCAGATGTCATCTCTTTTGTTGTTTTTGGTGTTTTAGAAGAAATACGCTTACTTGGTCTACAATAAGGCGTACCTCTTTTTTCACCTTTTTTTCTACCACACTTTTTGCCAGTCCTAACATCTTTCCAATCTTCTTTAAACCAACGCTTAAGTGCTAAGCCTGCTTTTGTTTTTCGAACAGCCATTATGCTTTTCTTGTTTTCTTTCTTCTATTAGACATTATAGCACCACAACCTCTAGCTATATTTTTAACTTTAGTTGGTCGTTTTGCTTTCATATAACCACCGTTACTAGCTTTTTTTACAGTAGACTTTTTCTTTTTACCACCAGTACCATAATTTGCAGCACCTACTTTTCTGCATTTTGCAATAGCACCTGAAGCATAAGCTGATGGAAAAACTCTATATCTTGCTTTTACTTTGTGATAACATGCGTCTTTTTTACCCATAATATTTTCCTTTCATTATCTTCCAACAAGTGCACATCCACTCTCGTTTTTTACACTTATGACAAACTTTAATTGGTTCACCTCTTACGACTTCTCCTTTTTTTAGAGGCACAATGTGCTTTTTCAGAAAATCCACGAGGTCTGGCACAATTGATTTTCCTCTTCCTTTTAGCACTCCACTTCCTTTTTCCTGGTGACTTAGTCACCTGTTTACTCATTTGGGCTCTACCCATTACCATTAAAAAAACTTCTCTAAAACTGCTACTCCAATAATAACCCCATAAATACCCCAGAGTCTGGTATCAAGCTTATTTAATTTATTATTGATTCCATCGAAACGTGCATTACATACTTGCTCGTGTTTTTCTAACATTTTTAATAATTCTTTTGCTGTCATCTTAATCTTCTATTTTAAATGTTCCTAAGTTTTTTAATTCCTTTGTTAAAAAGGATAACCGATCTTTTTTATCCATACTATTTAATTTATTTTGTATCATTACTCTGTACTTTGTTCTTAATTGAGTAGGAGTTAAATCTTCTTCTTTAGGTCTAGGTATTGGTTTTTTCTTTAACATTTCCACCTTCTTCTTGCTTGTCTTAAACGACTATTTGGATTTTTTGCTGCTTTTGGAAATTTCTTCATTTGACCAGCAGATCTTGCACAAAAAGACTTTCTTCTTTTTGCTGCTTTACTGCCACGCTTTACTTTACCTGTAACAGCAGTTTTAAGTTTACTTCCTGGATTTGCTCGTCTATATGCAGCAACGCCTTTCTTAGTCATTCCTGCACCAGATTTTGTAGGACGAAAATTTCCAGACTTTACTGAAGTCTTTATTGGCTTTTCTTTTCTTCTTGCCATAACACTTTATGACAAGAAGATTGTTAACTTATTACTACTGCCACTAAATGCAGATAAGTATGCCCCATTTTCTGCTAATATTCCATTATCAGGAATATTAAGCGTATGTAAACCAGTTGGAAAACTCTGTGCTATTAAAGTATCGCCACCATTACCATTTGTAATAGTGATTGCACCTGCGGCATCTGCAAAAATAACTATTTGTCTTATTCTTGATCTCGCTGGTCCAATTACTGCAGCAGAGGCTCCCTGATTAACATTAAAGGCTTTTACATCAGACCTTGTTCCTGGCACGATAACCTCCTGTTATGCTGTTGGTGAATCAGAACTAATTCCGAAAAATTTCAATGCAACTGTTCCACCAGAACCACCTGCTGCTCCAGAGATTACCATTTCAACTTCGTCTGCAGTTTCTGTTGCTGCAGTTGTAGCACCACCAGACATTCCTAAAACACCGTTACATGGGAAGAATCCTTTAAAGCCTGTGCTATTTAATCCTGCTGAAATACCATCAACATAACCATCAGTATCTGCATCAGTTCCTATGTCGTTAATATTTACATTATTTGTTGTTGCTGCAGTTACAGTAATAGCTACACCCATAGGTATAAAATTACTTGGTATTCCTATAGAAGATTCTTTAAAAGCAGTTCCTGATGCAGCAATAGTTATGCTTGTAGAATAAGTTGATAAAGTCATCTCATTAGTGAGACCACCTGTTGTAGAATTTTTTATAATTGATTTAAATCCATTTTCCGAACGGACTGGACCGTTAAAAGTTGTATTAGCCATGTTACACTCCTTGTCTTGGCAACTGTCAACTACATCATGTAGTTGTCAAGGTTTGTTTCAGTATATATTAAAAAAGGGTGACTGACTAGTCACCCTTTTAATTTTTTTATGCTCCTGGAGAACCAAAAACACAACGAGGGTCAGAAAATCCAAAAGAATATCTTTCCCTTGCTTTAAATCTCATATTTCCAGTGTCGAAATCACCTTCCATTTGAGTTTTAATCGGTGCTCTTTCGAAATGCTTAAATCCGTTTGGAGCATCGGTTTTAATAAAAAACGCATCAGTGTCTGTTAAGAAATGGTTAATTACATAACCTTGTGGGATCATTCCCATATTTCTTAAAGCATTGATATCGTTATCTGCAGTTGCTACACGCTGTGCAGACTGCATAAGTCTCTCTGCTACGAACTGTAACTGAGAAGGAATGATTAATTTCATACCTCTTAAGGCAATCTTTAATCCTCTTTCATCTACAAATCCTGCGATAGAAATTAAAGCATCTTCTAAAGATGTTTCATTTAAATCTGCAGCAGTTGATGGCTCGTTAGCAAATGTTCCACCACTTACTAATGGGTGAGATGCATCACATAATGCTACACCGTCTCCACCAGCAAAGGCTCCAGCAGTAAACGCATTGTTTAAAATGGATGCTGCTTTCACTTGCTTTGTGTGTGCCATTGATCTTGCAAGGGCTCTTGTATACCTTGCACCAAGACGATCATATAGATTGTCTTCGATAGCTTCTTCAGTTATTGAGAAGGCTAATGCCACTGTTTCGTGTGTGTACCTAGCAGTGAAGGACTCATTTGCAGTATCAAAATTTACTGCTGTTCCTTCTGACTTTGTAGGTGCAGTTCCGAAACCTGATAACATTACCTCTTCTTCAAATGCTCTATCTGAAGTTTCAGTATCAAAGATTTCTGCATGTTCGTTTTCATATCGACTAAACTCCATACCAAAGAGGGCGTTCAGTCCAGGTTCTAGCTCTTTTGCTAATTGTGCTCTTGAAATAGCCATTACTCTCTCCTATACGCCAAGGGTTGATGGGGTACCAGCAGCAATTCCACCATTTGGTGAATTGAAGTGGTTGTTAAGTCTTACAACTACAGGAATACCTGCTGCAGTAAAATCTTCATTGTTAGCGTCTTCTTGCCAACCCATAATACGAAGATTTAAGTTTGCAGTAGTATTAATAGTGCTTACTGCTAACTTTGCTGAAGAAATACCTGTAGTATCTGATCCTGCTGCACCATCTGAAAAATTTGCATTCGCAAAAACGTGACCACGTAGAGTAGCCTCACTTGTTAACGATGCATCAGATGCTATAGCATATAATTGCATAGGATCATCATAGACGTATGCTTTTATAGGAAAGTTAGTGTCTGCACCACTTCCTAGCCAAGCATTAGAAAATACTGGTTTTCCAGTTGTTGATGATACAAATTCACAGCCACCAAAAACACCTAATAGACCTACAGTTCCTCCTGCTGCAGCACCAACTTTATCAATAAAGCCTGTGCTTAATGGAATTACTGGAGAACCTTGATAGATTTTATTAGAGTTATCAGAAGCTATTTCGTAAAAAGTATATCCTGAATTACCAGTACTGTTGACATTTTGACCAAGTTTAGAAACTGGTCTCAAGCCAAAAGCGACATTAATATTTGCCATTTTACGCTCCTAGTTTAATAGTTAAAATCAATCCTCAAACTTTCGTTCTTGGACCACCAAAAGTTACTTTGGAACCTCTATCTTTGCTTATAGGCATAGACGGATGTTCCTCTTTCAAGAGGTCGTTATCGACTGCAGTCATCTGATCTTCAGTTTGATCCTGAAAGTATTCAGTTCTTGCCTCTACAACTTCCTCAGGCACTTTTGCCAACATTAACCCACCGACACCAATAGTTCCTGCGTGTTTACCATCTTCGATAGTAGGTGCAGGAAAATCTGGATGGTCATCAGAGCGAACAGGCTCGTATCCTTCTCTTAATCGGGCAGAAACATTTTTCTGATCTTGAAAGCCTCTTACTTCTGTTCTTATCCACCTGTATTTATAGCCTTCAGGGGGCTGTGGTGCATCAAGCGATGATGCTGGTCTCCAAAGTTTTTTGCGTTCTTGAGTTGAACGAGTTTCACTTGCACGAGAGGATCTGTTCTGTTGTGATTGTTGTTTTTCAGTCATTAATTTGGCTCCTTCACATGTTTTGCATATTCTTCGAGTGGTACTCCAAGTTTTTTAGCAATAGCCACTTGACTTTTAGTCAAGCGAACAGTATTTCGCCCACTTTTTTTATTGCGAGTAGCAGGAGCAACTGTCTGGGCGTTTGGACGAGTTGTTCCTGAATTCGATTCTTCAAACATACTTGCTGGAAATTCTTCTCTCATTCTTCTATCGATTTCTGCATAGTATTCATCTGATGTAGCATCATATCCTTCTTCTTCAGTCAGTGTACGGTGAAATTCGTATGCTGTAAAGGTCATTCCTTTCTTTTTTCCAAACCAAGGATTTTTAGAAGCCCA